GAAGTAATAAGTAAGATGGTCAACGAAGTGGAGGATAATCCTCTGTGACATGGGTAAACATTATCTTTTGAATTTATATGATTGCCCTTTTGATATTTTAAATAATGAATTGTTCTTGACGCAGGTTATTACTGAGGCAGCACTTTCGACTAGGGCTACACTACTAAAAGTAATTTCAAACCAGTTTCATCCTCAGGGAGTAACTGTTTTAGCTCTTTTATCAGAGAGTCATATTAGTATACACACTTGGCCTGAAAAGGGAACAGCTGCTGTAGATATCTATACTTGTGGAGAATGTAGGCCTGAACTAGGATGTCATAGAATTATTGACATGATGAAAGCAGGTCATCATAAGATAGGTCAAATTGAACGTTGACAAATTTTTAAAATACATATATGATCTAACTAAGTATCCTTTTTATCATGCATTACAAACCGTATTCACCTGAATGGCATAGACATAGGTACTTGAAAGAAGCTATCTACAAGTACCTTGATGATGGTGTTGAAAACGAAATTATCATGGACGATATTCTAAATATAGTGTGTGAGCGTCAAGAGCGAGCACATGCAGAGTACCATAAACTCGAAGATCTAGAGCACAAACTGCGAGACTAAAATGCTATCTACCAAGTATAGACTCAGACTAGAAAAAATTTGTAGACAAATAGCAAATAAAGAAGAAGTCTCTCTATCTGATATGATCTGGGTAGAAAAACTTGCCAAGGCACATACAACAGCAAGAGACTGGTTGAATAAAGCACGACGCCAGGCTGCTCAAGATATTCAAGAGGGCAGTGTAGACGATTTTATGAATAAGATGGGTTTAGGTGATCCAGATCCTTCTAATTACAAAACTGGATTTGATGGTGCGGATGATATTAGAGATTGGTTTAAGCAAGACAAACCAGATGATTGGAGACAACGTGACTAAACTGAATATTGCCAAGAATTTAGTAGAGAAAATTGAAGATCTTTTAGACGGCAAAGCACATTACGTTGAGTGCTGTGACCGTACTACGCAACACAAAAAAATTGTCATTGAATACGATCACAAAGAAAAATGCAAGCATTAGTGTATGGTAACGGTGGTCAAGAATCAGAACGAGCAAAAATGGTTCTTGAGGCATGCGGACAAGAAGTAAAAGAGTTCTTGCTCGGTGCTGACTTTAGTGATAGACAATTCAGAGCAGAGTTCGGAAGCGAAGCTGAATACCCTCAGATTGCCATAGGACTCAATCACAGAGGAACTCTAAAGGAAACACTCAAGTACATGTCCGATAATGAAATGTTTTCATAATAAAACATTAAATTGTATTATGTGTTACATAATAGGTTGACTATATAGGCTGTAAAGGTTATAATAGCCTCATACGTTCATCTCATGCTCAGTATCTTACTGGCATTGACCCTTGCCCATCATAATGACGCTAATCCTTACGGTTGGCACATGTCCTGTGAAAGGTTCTTACAGAGACGAGTAGAAATCCAAGTAGATCCCAATCTTGACCTTCGGTCAAAGTTGAATCTAATAGGATATCTTAAGTCGAAAGTACAAGGTCAATGTGAAGGTACATATACATGAGACGCAAGTAAGTCGCGGAACGGAGCGTTCATCCCATGCTTGATCTGTTATTTTATGCAAATATGTCCTGCATGGATGCGGCCAAAATAATTAGCCGTGTCGAAAAGACAAATTTGAATAATGAACAAAAGTTAGAACTCATTGAAGTCATTCAAGATTTTAACCATCACTGCAAATGGGACGCAAACGACTGAAGGAACGGACCTAAAAATCCAACTACTTCAGGAAAAAACCAATGAACACACTTACTATCATCAAAAAGCAAATCAACAAGGCAGCAGCTCTGCATGACGCACGGATCACTCACACTGCATATCGTGGTGTAAAGTGTGACGTTCGTAAGGCAGGACAGGAGTCTCACGGCACCTTCTGCTACCGTGGTCGTACCTACACTAAGTGAGGAAATCATGGAAGCACTACAATTAACGGGAATTTTGACCTTGGGTTGTTTTGTTGCTATATCGTTATTCTATGGTGAACTAGTCCTTCTTCATAAACACTGAGGGAAAGACAAATGCTGAAGATCAAATTATATTATGATCTTCCAGAATATAATCCAGAAGTTCACGATCCTGATAGGGTTTTCAGACTTCTAACATATCGTGGAGTAACTTATGCTAAGTGGATTAATTTAAAATCTCTAGGCGTATCAAACTGGAAAGTATTTAAATGAGGACCTTGACGGGTCCTCTTTTTTTGTCTATAATTAGTTGAAACTATACTATCTTATGGAAAGAGACAAACTTAAATTGATAGTACGGAATCTAAAACTTCTTGTTGAAGCATTGGAGTCTGAAGTTTATTCGGATACTGATGCTTATATAACACGGCAAGAGAATTACGATGATCCTGCTGCAAATTTCATAACTGATTACGACGAAGTATTTAATGACGATGATGGCTACCCAGACTGATTTAGTAAAACTTATCTCTGTTACTCCTGATGCAGAGAAGCACATGGCCTATTGTGCTCGCGTAAGTAATCCAAACAATCAGGAGAATGAAAAGTTTGCAGGTCTCCTCAGATATTGTATCAAGCATCAACATTGGAGCATCTTTGAGCAGGCAACAATGACTCTAGAGTTGAATACTACACGGGGGATCGCGGCTCAGGTTTTACGCCACCGTTCTTTTACATACCAAGAGTTTTCGCAACGATATGCTGATTCTTCCTTACTCGCGGAGACGATTCCTTTACCTGAACTCCGCCGTCAAGACACCAAGAATCGTCAGAATTCTATTGATGATATTGACCCGTTTGTCCGTCAAGAGTTCCAGATTAAAATTAAGAAGCACTTTGAAGAAGGTATGAAACTTTATCAGCAGATGCTTGATGCTGATATTGCAAAGGAATGTGCCAGGTTCATTCTCCCCCTAGCCACACCGACCAGACTCTACATGACAGGATCAGTCCGATCATGGATTCATTATATTGATTTGCGGTCGGCCAACGGCACACAGAAGGAGCACATGGACATTGCTAACCGTGCTAAGGAAATCTTTTGCGAGCAGTTTCCTGCTGTTGCAGAAGCGATGGGGTGGGTTGAATAAATATTACAAATTGAATTAATTATGGCTACATATCCTGTTATTAACAAACAAACTGGTGAGCAAAAAGAAGTGAAACTTAGTGTTCATGAATGGGACAAGTGGAAAACTGATAATCCAGAATGGGACAGAGATTGGTCTGATCCCACCACATGTCCTGCTTCGGGTGAAGTTGGTGAGTGGAAAGATCGACTCGTCAATAAAAATCCTGGATGGAATGAAGTCCTAGATAAAGCATCCAAAGCTCCACGTTCTCAAGTAAAGAAAATTTAAAATCTATGCCAAGAAGAAAGAAAGTTACCTCTGATCAACCAGTCGGATATGGTTTAACTGCAAAACAAATGAAGAGAAAGAAACCGATTAGTTCGGATTTTCTTTTAAATATTGAACCTCTTACAGATAATCAAAGTCTACTCTTTGATGCATACAAGAAAGAGAAAAATATTGTCGCTTATGGTGCTGCGGGTACAGGTAAAACTTTTATCACTCTCTATAATGCGATGAAAGAGGTCCTTGATCAGTATACTCCATATGAAAAAATTTATGTTGTAAGGTCATTGGTAGCCACTAGAGAGATTGGTTTCCTTCCCGGAACCCATGAAGACAAGGCAGACATCTATCAGATTCCATATAAAAATATGGTGAAGTATATGTTTGAGATGCCTTCAGATGCAGACTTTGAAATGCTCTATGCAAATCTCAAGGCTCAAGAGACGATTAGATTCTGGAGTACGTCCTTCCTTCGTGGTACAACATTAGATAATGCTATTATTATTGTTGATGAATTCCAGAACTTGAACTTTCACGAACTTGATTCTATTATTACCCGTGTGGGTGAGAGTAGTAAAATTATGTTCTGTGGTGATGCTCGTCAGTCTGACTTGAACAAAGCTAATGAAAGGAATGGTATTGTAGACTTTCTTTCTATTCTTAGGACTATGGAATCCTTTGAATGTATTGAATTTGGTATTGAAGATGTTGTAAGATCTGGTCTAGTTAAAGAATATCTCACCGCAAAAATGGAGCTTAATCTGTAATCACTATGAAATTTAATTATGTAAATCATCTCGGTGATCTTGAACTAGAAGCAAAACATACTGGCGAGATCCGTCTTTATAATCTCCCAAATGGAGAGTGGGTGCCATCTATTACTTCTGTGACTTCATTTTATAATCGTGAGATTTTTGCGAAGTGGCGTAAGAGGGTTGGTATTGAAGAAGCAAATCGTGTTACTAAAAGAGCAACTAGTCGTGGGACAGACTTTCATGAAGCTGTAGAAGTTTACATGAAGAATGATGAGATTGATTGGAATAAATTTAAACCACTCACCAAGTTTATGTTTGCCCATGCTCGCCCTTATTTGGACAAGATAAATAATATTCATGCTATCGAGAGAACTCTTTATTCTGAGTATCTTGGTTTAGCTGGAAGAGTAGACTGCATCGCAGAGTATGAAGGAGAACTTGCAGTCATAGATTTTAAAACATCTGAAAAGATTAAACCTGAGAAATGGTTGGAAAATTATTTTGTCCAAGAGATGTTTTATGCTTCCGCATATTATGAACTAACTGGTATTTCTGTCAAAAAATTAATCACCATCATGGTAACTCCTAGTGGTGAGGTAAAAGTATTTGACAAACGTAACAAAGGCGAGTATATTAAGCTACTAGTTAGATACATCAAAGAATTTGTACATCACAATACTGGGACAAGTAATGTCAAATGAATTAAAGAAGGAACTAGAAAAGAAGTTTTTCTGCCCTACCAAATTCGCACAAGAGATAGAGAACATGGTCAAGGACTCTAATATGAGTTACATTGATGCTATCATTTTATTCTGCGAAAATAATAATATTGAGTTCGATTCAGTTCCTAAACTTATTTCTAAACCCCTGAAAGAGAAAATTAAATACGAAGCTATGGAACTTAATTTCCTGAAGAGGACTTCCAGAGCAAAACTACCACTTTAAAATGATGCCCTTTGATGCTTATCGTTGTTATTTGTCCTTAAAAAATCATTTTACAAAAGAAAAATACGATTATCATAAGTATTGTGGAAAGAGTAGAGCAACAGTCCAATCATTCTATAAGCGTAAAGATCGCTTTTGGTTTGAAAAACTAGCTCGACAAAAAGACGACAAGGAAGTCGTCGATTTTTTTGTCTCAAATTTCATTACTTGTACCGATCCAA